TCGGACAAATATATGTCAAACCCGCCCTTACCCCCAAGCATAAGCTCGAACTGATAGACGATCTCGTCTACGTGTTTTGAAAACCTGCTACTAAACAGGAAAAAGAGGAGCAAGGCTATCTCTTCATCCTTGTCGTTCCAAGGGTCTTCAGATTCTGGTCTATCAATTACGTCCATTATTCGTCTGGGTTATCTGCGGTCTCAAGTTCTTTAGATTTAACATCCACCTCCTGAGTCCCGTCATCTGTAGTGACTGTGCTTTTTTGGAAAGGCAGGTTTCCCCACTCGTCCTCAATTTTAGGCATGTCCATATCTAGCATCTCGTTAGCCACGGTTATGGCGATATTCGGAGTCATAGCCCCAATACGGTTGAGACGCTCTAATGTAGCCATAGTTGTCTCGCTGCCGGACATCTTAACTGGGTTCGAGCGGAAGTGCCAGTGTTGCGACGGTGCGCCGTCAACGGCTAAAAGCACGTTGTTTACGAACCTGTCCATCTTCCTACGCTCTGGTGAAAATATCTGACTCTCAGCTATCTCGATTGAAGACTCTGCGGTAGCCCTAGTGTAGTCGGTGGCATTGCCTAGAAAGATTGGTGGTAGTCGGAACGATGAGCGAACCTTGTCCATATTCTTCTGGTCATATTCTTGGAAAAGGGCGTCACCTGTTCGGGTATTGCTCAGTGGCTTAACGTCGATACGTGGCGTCATTGGTTTGCCCTCCATGTCGAACATCTCCTCGTCGGCAATAGCCTCTAATACCAAAACCTTGTGCATACTTGCCCGCCCCTTGTTACCAGAGAACTGCTCCTCGATAGCATCTACGGACTCCTGTGAAAGTGAGCCACCGCCAACGGTGACAACCATGGAGGGGACTGCGTTTTCTTTGAAGAAATCTAAGTTCACCTCTTCCGACTCCCGAGACCCCATGATTGCGGGTAACTGGTTTATCCATCTAGGCATAGCGTATGACTCTCCGGCAGTGTAGCCTTCGAGGCAATAAATCTCACTGGCACGCTCCTCGAACCCTAGCTTATCGTCTTCCTTGCCATTCTCAGAGCTTATCGATCTAGGGTCTCCAGCTTCTGCGAAGTAAATAAGGGTGTTCGCTACTGTCTGGACGTATCGTCTAAAATTCTTTTTCACCTCTACAGAGGTAACCGCACCATTACGGATCAGCTTGGCCTCATAGGGCGTAGCCACCGAGTCTCTGGTGGTCTTACGCACCGTCTGCGCAGGTATATGGTATGCGGCTACTATGTTTTGATTAACATCACGAATAAGCTCAATATATGCGTATCCAAATGTTTCGTAATCTGTCCGCAACTTCTCACGAACTGACGTGATGTCGTCGTCCGAGTTTAGCGACGCCAAAAATCCAGTTATCCGCTCTTTGTCTGCTATTGCCTCTGAGGACTCGTCAGAACCCTCTTCGCCGATATACGCTAACTGGTATCCGAATCCCTCGATGTTAGTAACCATCGCGTCAATGCACTGAAGCAGGATATTTGACTGCTGTGGGAGCTTGGATAGGTTGAGTGGGTTGAATGATGGCTCGATAACCGTGAGGCTAGACCCATCCCCGTAGAACCCCGAGAACGGGTCGCTCTCTTGTCTGGACAGGTAGTTATCTGAATCCTCCTCAGCTTTGAGTATGCGCTTTCGTCCGCCCCCGAAGCCTAAGCTCCGAGTAACTCTCTTCCGTGGTTGCTTCGTGTTCTTTCCCATAATAGTAGTCTGCTTCATTTACCTTTCACCGATGCCCAACCATTGCAATTACAAATAGGCATAATTTGCCCCAACTAATCATTTAGTTGTAATTACAACAACCAGTCGATGTTGTTGATCGCGTCGCGTATAAACTCGTCTGCGGAATCCCCGTTGTTAAGCAGGGTTAGGTCTGCATGTTCTGCCTCCCAGTATCTCTCACTTTCGTGACCTGCGCCATCGCCAGCAGAAGAGCCTCGACGGATTATTTTCACAACGGACGCACCGACACCTCTGAGTGCCAGAAACTCATTGGGGAATCGAGCATCGTCGATAACCACTTTAGAGCCTACGGGCATATTTTTAATATCGCGTATAACGGCATCGCACCATAGCTCGCCAAAAATCGTATCCCTACCCCACTCAGTCCCGAGAGTTTGTAGTGCATATCGAAGTGTCTTGCCCCCGAGTTGGTCGAGAGGTATGGTCTTGTCGATACTCCTAGCGTCCTCGCCGAGAAGGACAGACATCATATTGTATGTGGGTGACGCGAAGCTCATACGGATATATCCACGCTCCTCGCATAACGCTGAAGCCAGTGTGCTTTTACCGCAGGTAGCTGCACCGCACAGTGCTAAAACACTAGACATTGGATACCTCCTCCGAATATGCGGAGTCTACCAATGTTTCGAGGGTAGAACGCTGTGACCCATACTTTTTTGACAGCTTATCAAACTTCATCTTACACTCCCTGTCCATTCGGACGGTCATAGCAATGGGCTTTTTGTGGTCGGGTAATGGAGGTCTTCCGACTTTTCGTTTCTTGGACATGCGAGAACCTCTCATAATTTATAGCAATGTGCAAGCGGTTTATTCAAGCCTACGTGACCTCCTGCGAAGTGACCTCCGTCGTTTAGCGTGTAGGCTCCTGCTCGCCTTCTTACCAGCAACCATATCCCAGAGAATAGATGTGGCATCTATAGTGTCGTCATGCTCCCCGTCTGGGAAGCCCGCAAGTTCCGTAACGAAAGCACCGTTCCACGACCCCCTAACTATCACGACCTTACACGCTTCTACTTTGTGGAACCACGGGTGCGCACGCTGTAGCTTGGTGACTCTGGTATAGATTTTCTTCTCCACCTTCATCCTACCCAGAAGTTGCTGCCTAATGTCTTGGAATAGCGCGGTGAACCCCGACCCCGCCTCTATCCCTATCCGATGGACTCCCCATATCTCCCTGTCGCTATCCGATTGCACTACCATGTTGCCCCTATTCTTAACCCACGTTGCCTTGTTTCTGAACATATCCACGATATAGAAAATATCATTCTTCGGGTCATGACACCCAAGTGCCCCCGCAGTGTAGTCGGAAGATTTTTTCTCGGTTACAGCCAAGTCCCACGCCCGAACCATAGGCATATTTAAAGACTCCTGTATCTCCTCGAAATCTGCCATGTCTATGTAGGTCAGCTTGGCTACATCTGCTTGACCCCCCATACTTGTCACGGGTCTTCCTTGGAACTGCGACGACCACTCGTATAGGGGAATACTAGCCTTTACACCCTCTAAGAATCTCCTGTCACGAACCTCTGGGAACAGTGCCTCTCCAGCCTCCGTCCTTCCGAGCGGGTCTCCCTCCTCCCCCTCAGACAACGCTTTCAGATTCACTACGTTGAACAGCTCGTCCTCTTGGTCTACCGCCTTGAGTGCGGACTCGCGCTTCTCACTTGTAAGGTATCCGATAAGGTCTTGTGGATGCCACCGAGTCATTATAATAAACACTTTCGCGTTAGGGGCTAGGCGTGACTTAACATCTGCATTATACCATGAGGCTACGCGCTCACGCTGCGTCTGAGACTCTGCCTCCTCGCGACCTGCGTGCGGATCGTCTACCACCTTCCAGTCAATACGACGACCCGTGAACTTCTTTCCAGTAGTTTTACACTGCAAACATGACCCGTTATCCCACTCGCGCTCGTCTATATTATCCACGTTGTCTCTCCCCATCGTCATTTCTGGGAAAATCTCAAGGTATATAGGCATCGAGACTATTGCTTTAATGTCTCGGCTAAACTTCCCAACAAGGGTAGAAGAGAACGCGGATATTCCTACAGATATTCCCTTCGTGTGCCCGAGAATCCACGCAACTGCTAGGATTGTGAGGAATGTGGAGTTATGCGTAGGCTGCATGGTGTTACCTACTAGGTATAGACCATCCGCCGACGCTACTTGAATACAATTACCCTCGCCACACTCCGACTCGGGCAGATACTCCACAGAGTCTATGGACACCCTCCTAGTCTTCTTAAAAACTATCGACTGCTTACGTGTTGACCTGCACGGAAGTGCGTGTGTTGGGGTAAACCCTATCTGACATACCCGCTGCTTCCCTACTATCCCAGACGACGAGACACAGGGGTCTTTCCAAGATTCAGAGAACGACCACCCGAAGGTAGACAGTAGTATTTTCATACCCACTATTAACTTCTCATTGCAGTTCACGAAACGATACTGCCCTGTCTTCTTATAGAGTGACCCGTCAGAGTCGATAAGCCCCGCAATAAGCTCAAGCCGCTGCGACACGCTGGCGGTCAGATACGTATCTGGGATATGTTTGTTATTGTAAAGATCAAGCTCTCGGAGGTCGGCGAGTATCCCCTGCTCTCCGAAGTATGCCTTCTTAGAGTGATTACCTTCTGGCTGCTCCCACACGTTTGTGCAATCGTATGGTAGATTGTCTGAAATCCACATGTCCTCGTCAGAGAACGTTATCTCTGGGCAATCCCCTTTACCATTCCCCAGCCACAGCCCCAAAAAGTATGGGTCGATAGGTAGGAGTTTCTCACGGCCGTCGATACCCTCCGTAATAGGTAGTTGGAACCTTGCTCTGCTGCCCCTCTCTCCTCTATTACCGCTCCACAGTTCGGATCGAAGCAGGTCAAGCGATGAAAATTCGCTAACCCCATTACTGCGGTTGTGGTGGAGGCTCCATTCGTGGTTCTCATGTGTCTTGAACGACTCACCGTTCGTAAGTCTGACCAGTAGTGTAGTAACATCTTTC